CTCCTATGTTTCACGGCGATCCGGAGAGGGTCAGAAATAGACTTAAAAGAATCCCACAAGGATCTAATTTGTATTCGACAGATATGACTCAGGCTTCAGACTTAATATCTCATCACGCAGCTCGTATAGTAGTTGATGAACTAGGCCAGACACTGTCATGGCCAGAACTACAGCGAAGTGCAGCAATAAGATCTGTTTCTAGCGTCACCTTATATGACAATATGACCGACGAAAAGCTTGGAACAACTTCTAGAGGGACTCAACTGGGCTTACCGCTCAGCTTTTGTATACTAACTATCCTCAACGCATTTTGTGTACAATATTCTCTACCCAAGGAACATAGAAAAGCATCAAATGTTTACGGAGACGATTCTCTCCTCTGTACAAATGATGAAGGATTCGAGCGCTTTGTTAAATTATGCGATAAAATCGGCTTACTAATTAATAGGAACAAAACGCACATCTCATTTTGGGGTGGAATATTTTGCGGTACGATATATAGGGTCAGAGTATACTCAGTAAAAACTAAGCGTAGGATAAGAGTCCGTATTCTCTGTAGAGTTAAGCTTAACACGTTAGTCGGTCAAAGAGCTAGAGAACTGACTTGGGACGAACAATTGAATTCTATGATCGAGGCATTAAAAGCACTCGACGGCAATCCTAAGTTCGGAATGGCAAGAGCAATAGCGGAAAGAAATCACGCTAACATTCTAGAGGTATTCAAAAGATTGAATATACCATTACACGGACCTAAAGAACATTATTGTGTAGGAATACCCAAAGCACGACGTGAGCGAATGTGGACTTCAACTCGAAAATACGTGGTATGGGCTACATCAATAAAGGATTGGCAAGAAAGAAACAAAATAATCGTCGACGCAGTAACTCCATGGCTCTTTACGGCATCTCCTAAAGAGGTTCAAAAGAGATTTGCCGAGTTAAGGCAACTAAGTACAGATATATTACGTGACGGAAAGGGCAAGTATACCTACTATGAGGTAATGAAAGCTTTGATACCTGCAGCTACAAATTCTATATATGGGATCGATAAAAAGACCACTCATTGGCGAAAATCACCTTCTAGCGTAGCAAAAACCTTATCAACTCGTTTTAGATCGTATTATAAACAGTCGTTGTCTATGAAAAAGAATTCCTTGAAGCACCCAAAGCATC